TAACAATTCTTTCTGCTGGCAACGATGCTGCTAAGTCTTTTACTGTTACTGGCACCGATATTAATGGAGACGCTCAAACAGAATCTATAACTGGAGCTAATGCAGGAACGGCTACAGGGACTAAATATTTTTTAACAATATCTGGTATTTCAGCGGTAGGTAATCCAGCAGGCAATGTTTCAGCAGGAATTAATGCTTCAGCAGCAGATGTTATTACTATCAGTGCCGCAAGATTAAAAGGTGTTGCTTTCACTAGTACTGGAACAGCAGGTCTTCTAGATTTTCTCACTACTTCTCCTTCTGGAACAAGCGTGATGAAAGTTGGTTCAGTAGCTGACGCTACTGCAACTAGGGATTTATTTGTACCAGACGAGGGTACAAAATTTAGCTCAGGTATTTATCTTCAGTATACAGTATCTACGTTTCTGACTATGACTGTGTTCCATGCATAATAATGGCAACTTCAGGTACTAAAACATTTGCTTTAAGCATAGCTGATACTATAGAAGAAGCGTATGAATTAGCTGGTATTGAACTTAGAACTGGTTATGATGCAGAAACTGCTAGGCGTTCATTAAATATAATGTTTGCTGATTGGTCTAACAGAGGTATAAATCTCTGGACTATAGAACAAGTCAGTACACTTCTATCAACAGGCACAGCTAGTTATACTCTTAACTCTTATGATATTGATATCGTTTCAGCAATTGTTCGAGTAACAGATAGTTCTGGGAGTTCTACTGATTTAAATGTAGAACGTATAGGTAGAACCGAGTATCTAAACATACCAGATAAAACAATACAAGGAAGACCAACTCAAATATTTTTAGATAGGCAAATAACTCCTGTATTAAAAGTGTGGCCAACCCCTGATAGTACTGCTACTTACACCATAGTAGCTAACACAATACAAAGGATTGATGACGCGTCAGCTTCTAACCAAGACCCTGAAGTTCCATCAAGATTTATTCCTTGTATGGCTAGTGGGTTATCTTATTACTTAGCTTTAAAAAAGAACCCTGAAAAAGCTGGTATTTTAAAACAACAGTATGAACAAGATTTTCAAATGGCTGCCCAAGAAGACCGAGGCAGAGCATCTTTATATCTTACTCCTAGTAGGAGTTCTTATTAATGGCTTACGCTTCTGGTAAACATTCATTAGCTAGGTGCGATAGATGCGGTTTTGTTTATGGTTATCTTGAACTTAAGAAAGAGTGGAATAATTTAAGAGTGTGCCATAGTTGCTTTGAACCGAAACATCCTCAATTAGATCCAAAAACACAAAGAGTAGACCCAGAAGCATTGAGAAACCCAAGACCTACTGAACCAGTCCCTACCTTACATTTAGGTAAGGTAATAGTTTCCAATCCTGTTGATATCCATGGGGTTAGTTCTCCTATCATGTGGGCAGAAAACAGTAACACAATAGGATCTCAATTTACCATGACAGAAGTAGCAGGTAGTCTTGGTGAAGTAAATATAGTAGTATTACCATTATGAGTTGGACAAAAGCAACATTAACAGCAGCAATAAAAGATTATATTGAGAGCACAGAAACTTCACTGGTGTCTAATATTCCTAATTTCATTTTGAGCACAGAAGAAAGAATATTAAAAGGCGTTCAATTAGACGTTTTTAGAAAAAACGCAACGGGTGTAGGGACTCAAGATAATCCATACCTAGCTTCCCCATCAGATTTTTTATCTCCTTTTAGTTTGGCTGTTATAGAAAGTGACGGTAATTACAACTATTTAAAATTAAAGCATGTTTCTTTTATTAGAGATTTTCAACCTTTAGTTGCTACTACAGGTACACCTGAGTATTATTCAGAGTTTGATAACACTAGGTTTTTAATAGCTCCTACCCCAAGCACAGGATTCACTTTTGAGCTTCATTACTTTTATAGACCAAATTCATTGACGCAAGGAGCAGATGATGGAACTACTTGGTTATCAAAAAACGCAACGAACGCTTTATTGTATGGTAGTTTAGTAGAAGCTTGTACTTACTTAAAAAACTTTGAGGCAATCGGCATCTACGAACAAAGATTTCAAGAGGCTATGGCGATGCTTAAAAACTTAGGTGAAGCTAAAAGCACACGGGACCAATACAAATATGATGAGATACGAAGAGAACCACAATCATGATAGAAGTAGATACTGAAGGCGGGTTGGGTACTATAGGCGTAGCTACAACAGAATTTAAAGGTCATACACCTGAGTTTTGGGCTGAGCGTTGTACTTTACGTATTTGTGGTATATCAGAAAATGCAGCACCCCATATACGCCAACAGGCAGAAGCATACAGACTAGCTATTTATGAACAAGTATTATATCATATAAAAGAAGCAATGAAGAGTCATGTGGTAACACTGAACGGAGAACTAACTATTCAAGGTCACGAAGACATGGCTAAGATTTTAAAGGAAATTAAATAATGGCAATTACATCAACATTAACAACCAGCTTTAAAAAAGAACTTTTAGAAGCTACACATAATTTTTCTGCGTCAGGCGGGAACAGTTTTAAACTTGCTTTGTACACAAGTTCAGCGTCACTAGGTGCTACCACAACTGCGTACTCAAGTACAAACGAAGCAAGCGGAACTAATTATACTGCCACAGGTGCAGCACTTACTAACATAGCCCCCACATCAAGCGGTACAACTGGCTTTACGGATTTTTCTGATTTAACGTTTAGTAACGCCACAGTTACTGCTAGAGGTTGTCTTATTTATAATGACACTAATAGTGATAAAGCAGTAGCAGCAATTGATTTTGGTGGAGATAAAACTTCTACTGCAGGTGATTTCACTATCGTTTTTCCAGCAGCAGCAGCAAGTACGGCGATTATAAGAATAGCCTAAAATGGCTGAGTTCCTAAACGGTTGGGGTCGAGGTAATTGGGGACAACTTGCTTATGGTGAAGGCAGTATTCCTGTTTCAATCACCGCACCAGCATCAGGTTCAGTAGGAACACCAGTCGTAGCAGTTAACGCACAAGCTATAGCTTCTGTAGGTGGTGTTACAGCTAGTTTAGGTTCTTTAAGCGTAGTAATACAAGCTGAAGCTAATGTAACTGTTTCAAGTTTGTTAGCAGCAGGTAACTTGGGCACAGCTACAACAACTTCAGTAAACAATATTACTGTTAGTGGATTTAGTACAACTTCAACTTTAGGTACAGCAACTTTATCAACAAATAATAATTTATCCGTTTCTGGTTTAAGTAGTACTTCAGCTTTGGGTACTTCTACGCTTGTAACAAATAATAATTTATCCGTTTCTGGTCTAAGTAGTACTTCAGCTTTAGGCACTACTTCTATTAATACAGTAAACAATGTTTTTGTAACTGGTCTTGCATGTACCTCTTCTTTAGGAACAGTCACTACAGTTTGTAAAGCAAATATATCACTTGAATTAGAACAAGCAGAAGGTTTATTAGGATTTACATTCATTTGGAGCTTGACAGATGATGCACAAACAACCACATGGAACCCTGTAACAACGACTAATGATCCAAACTGGGAACAAGTGGCTTAACTTTTATGAAAAAACGACTTATAATAAATCTGCAAGGAGATAAACAATGGCAACATACGTAAATGACTTAAGACTGAAAGAAATCGCTACGGGTGATGAATCGGGAACTTGGGGCACTAGTACAAACACTAACTTAGAATTAATAGGTGAAGCTTTAGGTTATGGAACAGAAGGCATAACTACTAACGCTGATACTCACACTACTACAGTAGCAGACGGAGCTACTGATCCTGGTAGAGCTATGTATCTTGAATATACTGGCACACTAGACTCAGCCTGTACTATAACTATTGCACCCAACACTTTGAGCAGAATGCACTTTATTGAAAACGGTACAAGTGGTTCGCAAAACATAATTATTAAACAAGGATCTGGAGCAACAATAACTATTCCTCCAGGAGACGTAAAAGCAGTTTACCTAGACGGAGCAGGGAGTGGTGCAGCAGTAGTTGAAGCTTTTGCCAGTCTTAATGTCTTAGATCTAAAAGAACAATATGATCTTACAGTAACAGATGATGTTGCTATAGGTGGTTTAGCTACAGTTGGCGGAACTTTAGGCGTAACAGGTATAGTTACATTAACTGACGATCTTATTATCGGCGATGGCAAAACTATAGGTTCTGCTTCAGACGTAGATGCTATGACTAT